GAGAGATTGTAGCGTAACTGATAATGGAATATTTGGCAATGTCACCTTGATTATACGGCTTGTTGTAGTCAGTTGTTTTCGTTTTCCGTAAGCAACCCGGCCATATGGCGCATGTGACCCATAATATCCGACCGCATTATTGATTGTCAGAAATTGGATGCTGATATTCTGCAAGTCATCTACCGGAATATCCCCTCCGCCAACGCCGTAAAGAAACCGCGCAAGCCGTCGTTTCATCCATTGAATTGTCATTTGTTTGCCGTCGCCGAGATACAAATGCCAAGTCAAAGCGCGCTTATAGACATCATCACTGACCACTGTTGCGGTGCCGGGTGTAATTTTTTGCCGTCTTTTCCCATAAGGACTTTTCCCGATGACAGAAAAACCATAGCCTCCCGATACCCTTCCGTTGACCTCTCCTGTTATCAGAAATGGCCTTTCGTAGCCATAAAGACCTTGCCCGATCCAGTCCAACAATAACCCGCTGATAGCAGGCGAGGTATAAACAGATAATGGCGTATCGACAAACCAATTCAAATAGCTCTGAGTGATCGAATTATAGGCCGAAATAAAGGCTTGTATGCTTTCATCGTCGGCATATTGGAAATAGGCGTAACTGGGGATAATGCTATCTAGTGGCACCTGGTTAAAAGATTCGTTTGTCATCCTTGCGCCACCGTTATTCCAGTGGCGAATGCCTCGAAATAGGATTCGGCATCCGTCGATATAATCCCCGTGCCGGCTTCTGGAGAGACGGGCGTTGAATTAATGGTTATTGAGAATTCGAGCGTAGTTAAATAATTGATTGGGAGAACACTTACTACGGCTTGCTGAAATGCTGAATTCAAAGCAAAAATATTCAACGGCTGTCCGACATTGATGCTGTTTACATAAGACAAAATAGCGGCTTGCGCCAACTGATCGACTTGCGCGGCGGCGGCGAAATTGGTTAGCGATGTATTCCATATGGCCGAAACCCCTACAATTTGCTGGGGTGGGTTGACATAAACCACATTGTAATTGTTCGGGTAATCTGTCAGCGTAACATTGACATTCCTGATCGAAGTGGATGATCCAACAATGGTAGAAAGATCGAGAACGGCTGAATAAATAGCTCCCGCAACGGCGTAAGGATCACCGCCACCACAAAGAATCTTCCACCCGCTTGTGGCGGCAATAATTGTCGTAAGGCGCGAAAGTACTCCGGGTACTTTCTGAATCTGCGTGAGCAGGAATGCGGGGGTTCCCTGCGCGGCGGCTGTCGTGGCCTGCATGATCTGTGCGCGATAGCTTTGCACGCTCTGCGCGACCCCTCCCGGTATGCCTGCGACTGCATTTGTTACCGTCAAGGCGTATGGAGAGGGAACGGAAGTCACAATATTTGTGATTGATCCTATAGGTACCGCCCATGTTCCAGCTTGAATTGCGACGACATAAAGCGGGACGGTTGAGCTTCCTGTTTGAATCGCGCCGCCGTCTTGAACCGAATACTGATAGGTTCCATCCGAAACAATAAATCCTTTCGGAATGTAGTAACCCGGATTGCCGCTAATGACAACAAAGCAATTTGTATTCGTTGGAAGACCTTGCGCGATGCCGAGCATTTGGCCCTGTTGTGCCAAGACATAGGGGCTGGACGCATAGGGCGTCATGCAGTTCACCGCGTCTACCCGAGCTTGGTCTATCTGAACCATCGCGCCCACATCTGTAGAGGATATATCCTCGATTAGGATTCCGGGAAGATTTGCCGTGTAATCGGGATCGAGAGCCGAAACATTGGCAAGCAATAAAGTCTGTAATGCCTGCGGGCTGGCCGAAACCGCTCCGGCAGAACTAATTAAAAGTGGAGTAGACATTTTTCACCCTATTGCCCGAAAACTTCAATTCCGTTTCCGATATTAGTTAGCTGTAAATTAGCACCCGCATTCGTCAGTACCGTACCATTATACACCGGCGGATTGCTGCCTTGTACTCGTGTAATTGTAATGGACGGGAAGAATTGTGCAAAACGAGCCTGTGCCTGCATCACATAAAAGTCAGGGAATACCTGCGTAACCACACTCTGGATGGCCGGTATCCCGGCATTGGCATAAAACGGCGATTCGCCAAGATTGAGCAATATCCATTGTTCGAGCGCGCACAAATAGCAAGCATCATTCAAGCCATTGGCATCCGTGGTATAAACCACCCATTTTTTATTTCCTAACTCATCGGTCACCCTCCCGTATACGCGCATTAAACAGGCCCTCCCGTATCAGTTGATGCGCCCGTTCCCGGCAGGTATGGATGGACATGGGTATTAAAAAGTATCCCATTAATGGTAAATCCTGCCGCTGTAAGCGCAAAGGATTTTGCCCCAATCGTCCCCGTTATTCCTGTCGCGTTGACCACAAAAGTTACGCCCCCAAATGTGATTGTTGTTCCAACTGTATCGGTAATAACGGATGATTCTGTGCCCGTTGTTGTTTCGATTATAGCCCCATTTGGGCCTGAAACAATAGCCGCGTTTTGATCGGATGGCGGCGAGTTTTGGTTGCTTACCGGCAAGAATATTAGAGCTGAAAAATCACCCGGTATCACGTTGATATTTGGAAGTCCTCCCCCCATGCCTGAAATCAGCCCAAGATAAACATCAGCCGCTATTGTCACCCCCGTGTCACCGATTTGGGTAGGCTGGCGATACCATGGACTTTCGGCTTTTGGAATGGTTATCTGGGGCAATGTCCACGGCGATGAATCAACCTCAAAAGACACGCGCACGACCGAACCCGATACGCCAACAACCGTACAAGGAAGCGATGATCCGATTTGGCTCATCACTTCTCGGGCGCGGTTGACGGCGACCTTGTTCAGGCTGCTTTGCATCCACAATTTAGCGTAATCAGCCATCTGTCAAGGTCGGCGTACAGTTGATGATAGTTGCCCATGCCGCGCCTTCATGTGCCTTGTAATTCCCGACATGGCGCATTTGAGTGGTGTTAAACGCACCCAGAAAAGAAGATTTATATTTTAGGCTGGATAGCGTGGACTGTCCCTGAGTTATTACCATACCCGGCGCAGACTGCAAACCTTTTGGCATGAGTATTTGCGATCCGAGCAAAATATCGCCGCGCAAAATTAATTTGATTTGCATAATATTTATCTCTATCCAAGCAGGCTGACCGATTAAATCGGAAAAATTAATCTGCGTGGGCTTGGGTGTGTAGGTATCATCAAAAATAATAAATTTCCCCGCCTGAATGACAATTTGCACAGGATGCCCCAAGTTTTGCGTAACCTGATAAAGCCATGGCCCAAAATCGGTAAGGGAGGAAGCTGTTTTTATCTCCAGTTGAGATTGCACGATATTGGCAATACTCATCATGCCGATTGGAATTTTAGGATAGGCCGTGGTTAGCATTGACGTGAGAGCGGCTGATAATGGTGTACCGGCAGGCCAATTAAGTACCAGATTACCCGGATTCCCAATATAGAACTGATCGGGCTGTAAAATGAAGTCGATCTTCATTTCAGTGCCTTCCCATGTTCCCCACGATTGCCAGATAAATCCAACCATTAACAACCCGGATTGATTGGGATTCGCAAGGGGTAATCCGGCTTTCATTCCACCATAAAGGGAAAGCTGTAATCCGGTGAATTGCTTGGCTTGTTGTATGTCGGCAAGCGATACGCCATGAACCGTTAAGCCCTGCCCTTCTGTGGGTGCATTCTGAGGGGATACGATGGCATCAAATTCAATCAGCAGCGCACCTGGGTCAAGCTGTCCATTCGGATGAGAAGTCCAGTTCTTGACTATTTTACCAGTCGACGTATCGGTAAGAATGATCGAATAAAAACGCACAGGATCACCTCAAGGATTGATTTCAAAATTACCGCTGTCTTCCCGGTACAGAATAGTCGACGCAGTAAAAACACTCAACGCCAGCGGAATATCGTAACCCGTTGGCGATCCGATCAATGGCCCATTCCATGCGATATTTCCGCTCGAATCGGTGAGCGTAAAATACCAGCGTTGACCGAATATGTTCCATGTCACGGTTCCCTGATAGCTTTGCCCGTCCAGCGTGAAATTAGACTGGAATGGAGGGGATGAAAACGGCAGCGGATTGAATGGAACTAAAGTCGTCATAGCAGCTTGCCTGTTGCAGCCGAAATAGGCGAACTCAGGAACGTATTGACCGAACCGGCCATACCCGTAATTCCTTGCGTGGCAGAGGCTACCGCACCAGTCGTAGCGGATACGGCAGAGGATACGATTTGCTGCCCGCCTGATAGCGCGGAAATCTGTTTGCTGAACGCGGCGGCGGCATCGTTCATCGTTACCAAAGGTTTAGCAAAATCCAGTTGCCACATGATTTGCTTTTGCTTAGTGTCGCCGCTCGTTATGTCGGTCATTCCCTGCATGATGCAATCCGTGTAAATGAAAGATGGCGTAGCGATATGGTATGTTCCACCCGATTGATTGTGTGTCTCGAATGAAGTTACAAGCGAAGTAAATAAGGCCAGTTTGGTGAGATACCCACCCATATCCCTGACAGGCGCTATCATCATCAGTGAAATATTTTTAGGCTGGGTGATGATGGCATTTGCCGCCACACTTTGGTTGGCGAACGGATAAGCTCCCAAAGCCTGGTTGATGACGGTTCCGCCAGGAATAGGTAGATAGCGGGCATAGAAGTCGTCTAGCGATAATCCGCTGCCATTAATAATCCCTGACAGCGCACCTTGAGCAAGCGCCGCGACCTGCCCGGTCAGGGCAATCACGGGCAACAAATTTCCGGGCATACCCGATGCGATTCCATTGTGAAAAATGATCGGCGATACCTGAAAAGAGAGGTCGTAGACAGACCGCGCCGCCGAGTTGAGCGTAGCTGTAACCGAGCTTAATGCGTTCGATAAGCTCATCGCCCTGCCGCCTGTGCGGTTTGGACGGAAATATTTGATCCGGGTGCAATCTTCAAATTCACCTCAACTTTATGGACATAGTTTTTAAACGCGTTTCCTTTTGCATCATTTGGAATATGGGAGTACCAGTCGGAACCGTATTTTTTTTCAAGCGCGGATGCTTCGGCATATCCGTTGTAAGCTGCGAGTTCGCGGCGTAAATCCCCATGATATTGACGCTTTAGATGGTCCAGATAGGCTTCTGCACCCATGGCGGATTGTTCAGTGTTTAGCCGATCCTTCACGCCATACTGCTTGGCTGTACCCGACAGAAATTGAAACGGGCCTAATGCACCGGCTCCGTTTTCAAAATAACTTAAAGGATTCATTCCATAACTGGATTCTGCCCCATAAAGCCCCCATAGTGTCCCTACCGGATTCCCGTGCAGCCTGTCTTGCTCGTTCATCCATGCCTGAGTATTGACATCGTGACTCTTTCCTCCAAAGCGCGGTCGGGTGGATTTGAAGGCGTCAAGTGCACGCTGCCCCATTTCTCCCAAAGACGGCAACTCGCTCTTACCTGTAGATGAATAGCGTGGGCGCGTGCCGCCCCACGTTCCTTTGCCTACAACAGCGGCACCATGCTGGATGGCGTCGACAGTAGCACTTGCCGCCGCTGTTGCCTTGTCGGTCAATCTCACAATCGCGTTGGCCATTTTAGATGTCAGATCGGCGATGACAGGGGCCAGCCGGGATAAATCTTTAATCAGCACAGTTTCTATCTTCTCACCCGCAATTTTTAGGCTATTAGTTAGCTTGTTCCATTCGGCAACCTGAGAATCGGGAACGTTCAAGTCGGCGGAATCGCGCCGGTAACGCTGTTCGGCTGTCGCAAATTCAGAATCAGGCGTATTCCCTAGCCGTTGGATTGTCTGCCAGTCAAAGCCTGTTTCAGACCTAAATCCTTTTGAGGCCGCCACGACATCTTTGCGCAGATTTTCTGGAGTGCTGACATACCAGTCATGGGCGCGTTTTGCCATTTTGATTGAAAGCTCATCTGCTCCCATATTCTGGACTTGGTTATAGTCCAATCCTGATGCCATACCCAACCATACGCTTCCGGTAAAATTGCCTTTGGCATTCGCAACCGTACCGAGCATGGATGGATCGAGAAGTCCGGTACGCCCATAATCTGCCTCAAACGCTTTTACCTGACCTTGATTAAGACCGAGTCCGCGCGCATTGCTTTGACCCGATACCGCGCCCCTTCCAAGCGCGTCCATTGCAAATAAGCCAGTCCCCAGTGCACCGATACCCAGCGCACCCATCTTGCTCAAGAATTTACCAATACCGAAAATAGATGACCCGATTGATGCCGCAGATGCCGCCATATCGGAGAGCGTTTTGCCGGCCCCGCGCGCGGCGACATGAAATTCTTTTTGGGCGACGGTCGCTTTGCGGAGTTGCTCCACCATTTTCGAGGCGTGATGGACTGATTTTACGGTTTCGCCAACAAGTGCGGAGAAAGCATCTGTATTTGCATCGGTGGATTTATTTACTTTGTCCCAAGAGGCTGGCAGAGAATCCACCCGCTTTTGGTACTCTTGGAATAAGTCGTGAAAGGCTTTGAACTTGTCGTCCTGAACATCAATCTCAATTATGCTTTTTAACATAGTATCCTCTAAGATTGATTTTTTAGTGCTTCAATAAGATTCCGCTCTTTGAAGTCACGGGCGCTGCGATATTTTAGCACGTCCTCCGAAAATATTTCCGCGAAGCCGATGCCGGAAGCCCAGCGCAATGCCTCGCCAATTATTCCGCCTTCGCCTCTAAAGCTGCGGCCTTCGTCGATGTCGTTAATGAATTCGCGTATTCCGTAACTGATAATGACGTGCTCTGCCCGTTTAGCACTGAAGCTGTAGCCCGCGCCATTGTCTGCCGCTCCGACTTCTTCGCCAAACAATAATGGCAGGTAAAAAAAACGATGGAAGATTCTACCTCTTTCCATTCTTCGGCATCGATCTGTCCGGCTGAAATTGCCACATCAACAGGGCGCGACTGCCATCCTGCATCCGTGGGCACCAATACCATCGTCAGCCGCTTAATGTCGGCAAGGAGGGCAATAGCCCCGTCAATGATGGGCTTGCCATCCATGTCCACGTTGCCAATTTCACGCGCATCACGCACCGCCTCATCCAAAAGCACAAGCCCGGCTATTCTTGGCCCGGCGTCCATCTGATAATGGACTCCCTTGCTGGCAAGCGCGGATTTGGTCGCGGCCAAGACGCGATAATTCGCCTCGAATATCTGTCTGGATATAGGGGTATGATAGCCGTAAATCAGCCCATTCCCTTTTTCGTCGGAACGTACATTAACGACTAAATTTAAGTCTGAATCAATCTTCATGGCCGTTAAATCGCCCATAAACTATTATTGATATAGTAAATACCGCGAATGACCACGCGAACAACCGGATCAACGCCATCAAATGCAGCCGGTTCGATATGCTGCAATGTACAATTCACGAGGTCATACTCAGGGTAGGCCGATGTGTCTGGAAACACGGACACGTTCCCCAAGTCGGATAATGTCTCAGACTGAGTTTTCCATGCTGTCGCCAGCGCCTGCGTTCTCAAAATACCCACGGTGATCGTGGCAAACACATACGGCTCTGGGCTGGTTACGCCGCCCGTAGCAGTAGGTATCAGATTGTCGAATGAACCCTCAAAATTGATGCTCACAAACTGCTTGCTCATGTAAGCCGATGTGATATTCAGCGCCGGAATACCGGGAAGAATCACACTCGACTTGAGCCGGTTTAAAGTTCCCTGCGGAATTGTGGGGTTCGCCATGATTTATCCTTCTTAGAATTGAACCGCATCGATGTAAAATTGCAAAACGATAAATCCATTTTGCCCCACGATTGTAGCCAAGAATCCGCCGTATTGACCCACCGTATACGCGCCGGGATTTTCGGCGATGTAGGTGGCGAAAGGCGTTGCCGTAACAACGCAACTCAGCAAACAGCCGAACGTAACGCCATTTTGTCCTGTGGTGTTGGCTACTTTCAGCAGAGTATTAATCCCGGCCTGATCGTACAACAATGGCGGATTGCTATTTGAACCGTTGATAATCGCGGCTGCCAGTGCCTGCTTGACATTTATCTGGAACCAATCGACCCCATACCACCATGCCGATTGAGCGCCATCCATTGTAAAGCCTTTAAACAGGCAAGCAATCGATATGCCTCCTTCCGCGCCTGTCAGAATAATATTCCCGTAATCCGACAATATATTGTTGATCGCGTTCGTATTACCCGCCTGTACCCACGGGGTTACTCCATAGACATACCGGTACGCCATCGGAGCTAACGGATTAGCTGATCCAGGATTGTTGCTCAGCCAATTCCAGAATGCCGTAGCGGCCTGAAATTCTGTCGATACCGCCGTCGGGCTTGGGATAGTTGCAATCACGCTTTTGTTTGTTGCGTAGCCTGGAAGCAGCGCCAATTCTGTTGTAACGAAAAAGTACGTTTTCCCGGATGGCGAGGAATAATTCTCGGCCAATACATTCAACGCATTTGCCATCGTGACGGTGAGCGCCGGGGCCGTGCCGGTGGTCGCCGCGCTCAATGTCGCAGTTGGGGCTGGCTGGCTGGGATAGTAACCGGGATTTGTGATCGTGATGCCGATTACCTGCGTTCCCAGCAATACCGCCGTTCCCGTTGCGGTCACTCCAACATCGGTTGCCGCCGTGAACGTCACGGTAGGTGTGCTTGTGTAGGTATAGGTTGCCGCGCCGATTTGAACGCTGCCGACTTCCTGCGATAGCGTATCCCAATTGACCGGAGTCAGGTATGCGTAGAACACGCCTGGATTCGCCGTGATCCAAGTTTGCAATGACTGGATTTGCGTATCAACATCCAGCGAACCGAGAACCGGGGTCAAGACGGGTCCCGTTCCTGTCGTGGCCGCGCTCAATGTGGCAGTTGGTGCGGCTTGGCCGGGATAATATCCCGCGTTGGTAATCGTTATGCCCGATACTTGGGTGCCGCTCAGAACCACCACGCCAGTCGCGAGAATGCCGCCAGAATTGGTAGGTGCGCTGAATGTCACAGTCGGTGTGCTTGTGTAGGTATAGGTTGCCGCGCCTACCGTAACGCTGGCGACCTCTTTATTCTCTACGCCTAGTTC